GGTGGATTAAATGCAGAAGGCGAACAAATAACTATGATGGACCGAACTATTATGGAAACACAAGCAGTAATAGAAGAAGGATTTTTTAAACCACTATTAAAATTAATGAATGTAAAAGACTGGGAAGTCAAGTTTACCCCTATTAACGAAGACAATGAGCAAATGGAATTAGCTAATTTATCTCAAAAGTTAGAAATAATTCGTGGTTTCCAAGAGCTTGGCATTGACATTGACATGGATGAAAATGCAGAATTGATATTACCAAATGATGGAATTAAGGAGGAGTTAGAACGAGAAAGGGAAGAACAAGACGAGTTTCAGGAGGGCGAGGAGCAGGAAGAATCGACAGATACATTTCAGCCCTCAGAACCGCCATCCGTAAAACCTTAAAGGATGAACTTCGTCGGTTAAAAAGAGCTAAAGACTGGGAAGACCTCAGAGCCAGAAAGAATATGCTCATGGTAAGATTGCCTAGAATCTTAAAAAATGAGTTAGGTAGATACATCATTAGAGCTTTCAAGTACACATATAAGGTAGAAAATCGTCAATTTAAGAAGTCTACTGGTGCTGTTGGCATTGATTTAGATTATGATGCTTCTAATTTATTGAGACAATTACATGACGGAATCTTACGTACAGACTCTTTCTATCATCAATTTACTGGGGATTTAGGTACGGAGTTAGATAAAGTATTAGCAGAAGCATACATTGAAGACACTAATTTAGATTCTATGGTTGACAGAATTATAGTAATGATGCAACGCAAAATTAACTTATCCATAGGTAGAGCTACACGAATAGCAAGAACTGAGTTAATTCATGTGTCTAATGAAGCTCGATTAAAAGTGTATCAACAAAGGATGGCTGAGACGGGAGAAGAATATAGATTTACTTTGTCAGTAGCTAGAGGAAGTAGAACTTGTGAAGCACATAAAAAACTTGCAAGAGAAATACCTAAAGAGGGACTCCCACTATCAGAATTAATAGAATTACAAATTGAAGTAGGAAAAGAATTTTTTGGTCCGCAATTTACATTGCAAGGCCACGCTATGATGCATCCTAATCAAAGAACAGTTCTAGTGAGACAAGTATGAGTAGAATGCCAGACCACATAAAAATAACAATTTGTAATGCTAAATACGGCCATCACGGAAATGGTAAAAAGGAGAAAAATGAGTAGTTGTAAAAAATGTAGAGCTGGACCTATGAGTGTACATATTCTAAGTAATGGAATATGCAAAGAATGTAATGAAGAAATGGCTTGGAAAAATGGAGACAGAGAAGCTCGTAAACAAGCTAACCGAGCTAGACGAATGGCAATGTATGAAAAAGCACAGAAGGCTGTAAACAAAAAATGGAAAGATAAATACGGTGACGATAGTATAGAACAAGTATTAGGATACAAATAATGGCCATTGTTATTAAAGGACTAACAGAATTAACAGCTAAAATAGAATCAACTAAAAATACAATACCTGACAAATTAGATTTAGCAATGAATGATACCGCAGATGCTATACTCTTAGAAGCATTACGGTTAGTTCCTGTAGCTTCAGGTGTTTTAAAACAAAGTATCAAACATGATTTGTCAGAAAGATTGCGTAAAATAATATTTGCAAATGCAGATTATGCTTCTAAAATAGAATTTGGTGAACCGATAGGAGGCAATCCTAAAACACAAAATCATCCAAAGAGAGCAACACCTACTGGGCCAAGACCTTTCATGCGACCAGCTTTCGACACTCAATCTAAAAGATTAAAAGAATTTTATAAACGAAGAACTGAATAATGCGTCAAAGACATTTAAGCTGTCCAAAAAGAAAATTACACACTCTTTGCGGACACAGATGTACAGTACAAGAATATAATAAAATAAGTAATAATATTAACACTTTAACGTGTAAACGGTGCAAACTCATGCTCGTTAAGGGTAAATACTCGACAGAGGCTATATAACCCCAGCCCCCTATGCTATTTTGCCTTGGGGTAAAATCAAGGTAGAGACAAATGCAAAAAAACGAGGTAAAAAAATGAGTTTAGTCGGTGCAGGAAACTGGTGGCCAAAGAAAGACAAATTTTCAATTTGTCCGAATTGCGGAAAGAAAGGATACTATACAACTAGTATGGTTGACAAAAACAACAAGATTCACAGATGGGCATCTTGTATGAAATGTCATGAAACAGAAATCTTGGAGACTCACTAATGGTTAAGAAAATCGGAAAGAGACAAAAGAAGCAAAAGAAAAGCTGGACTAAGTTTGTTAAAACTAATCCAGTTCCAGATGAAGCAACTATTCAAAAGATATTGAAAGATGCATATAGATTACTTGAAGGCGTTAGTGAGGCTGACGCTCGACAGCAAATTATTGATGAATATACTAACAATGAATTGTATGTTAATAATAAATATCAAGTAGCTCTCAAAAGACACAATCCAGAAAAACCTAAATTTGGTTTTGTTTTAGATGACAATGGAAAAAGAATGCAGAGTAGTGAAGCGTTTGGAGTTATTCATCTTTCTGTTAAGACTCACGACAAAGAGCCAATAAGAGATTGGAGAGATATGCAAAGAATAAAGAATGAATTGGTTGGAGAAGAACATGAAGCAGTAGAATTGTATCCAGCAGAAAGTAGATTAGTTGATACTGCAAACCAATATCATATGTGGGTGTTTGATAAACCAGTAAGTGATGGTGCATACTATCCATTTGGGTTTCATGATAGATTGGTAAATTATGATAAGCCATTAAGCGGAGCTGTACAAAGAGGTAAAGAATAATGCAGACGACATTAGATAGCTTTACAGCCAAACCAAAGCCTGTTAGAAACAAGAAAGGTAGAGCGCATAAGAATCCTAACGGAACGTCTTGGTGTGGACCTACTGCATTGACTGTTCTTACTGGAAAAAGGTACGACATCATTGAGAAAGATTTACTTAGAGCAGTTAACAAAAACAAATCAACTGGTGGATTCAATTCACGTACAGCATCATTTGTTAGAAAACCAAAACCTAAAGTAAATGAAATTAAAGGAATGTACAATCATGAAATGCGTAATGCATTACATCGATATGGATACAGTATGAATCATGCTAGTCTTCACGGTTGCGATACTTTTAGACAATGGACTAAAGAGTCATACGGACAACGTGGAAAGAAATGGTATCTAATACAAACTACTAGTCATTACTTAGTTGTTAAAGGAAACAAAGTATGGGATAACAATACACCACCAGAAGGAGTGCCTATTACTAAATCAAGACTTTACAAAAGAGCTAGGTTACAAAACGTATATGAAATAAGGAGAATGAGGAAATAGTTTAATACTATTCCTACGATACAATGAATAATAGCCAAACAGTTTTAAAGGATGATTTATCTGTAGATTCGATGAGTGATTGCGTATGCAAGAATGTGAATACCGAATGGTCTACGTCTCGCAACTGGTACAACGATAGAGTAATGGATACATATATCTCAGCTCCTATTGTCGATAAACAGGGTGATATGATTCCTACAGAGACCATAAAAGAGTCAATGGATTTTTACATGAAGCATGGAATCTATTCATACAAGCATGATGAGATACCAATCGGACAACCATTAGCTTACAAAGTTAAAGATGGTAAAGTATTATTGAGAGTTGGTATTCATAATAAACTAGACATGCATAACAAAGTCTGGAAAGAAATACAACAATACGGTTCTCGTGGAGCAAGTAGTATTAGGGGAGAAGCTTTGAATCAAAACAAAGTGTGTCCACCTAACGAAGCTTGTTTTACAAAAATAGATAAGCTAGGACTATGGAGTGTTAGCTGGGTAGGAGATTCTCCAGCCAATCCAGAGGCAACAGTACAATCTGTGTCAATGGCAAAAGAAGAAGAAAACATAGGGAAAAACGTGTCAGAAAACGAGTTAGAAAGCAATTTACATATAAAGAAATGTGGAAGTTGCAGTAAGCCAGTAAAAAAATGTGGGTCTTGTAATAAGCCTGTAGGAAAAGAAAGTCTTCGTAACGACAGAACTTTACGCAGAATGCTTGAAAGATTAGAAACTTCGTTAAGAGGTACTCACGGAGATTATAAACACGCCAGAATGGTAGAAGAAATAATGGATTATATTTACTAGGAGATAAATGAGCTACAATCAAACAAACAAAATACACAACCCTTTCGAGGGTGAAGAGCTAGAAAAAGGCCCAAGAGAGGAAATGGATTATGCAAGATTTATTCAAAACAATGGCACAGTATCTCAAGCAATAGCTAGTGATTTAAAAGGCATGTTTACAGCAAGATTAATGAAATTAAGAGATTACAATCAACAAGCATTAAGTAGATTTAACAAAGTATATCCACAACCATTAGATTCAGATGCAAAAAAATTAAAAGAGTTTGTAGAGCAATGTTTGCGAGAAACTTTAGAGTTAATGGTTGAAGGAAGTAAAATTGTAAAAAAAGCAGATGATTTAGACAGGTTAATGGATGAAACTTATAAAATGGCAAATCCAAGGAGAAGATAAATGAGTTTTAATCAACACATAGGAGAGACTAACAATCCGTTAGCAAAAAAAAACCGTTTTGATTTAGTAAATGAAAGATTAATTGGTGAATGGTTTAAAATGACCTTTGGCAAAGACCCAGAAAAAGATAGAAGTTATTTTAAAGATTGGGTAAAAAGAATGAGGGTTGCATATTATGAAGAAGGAGAAGATGCTTTTCCTTGGCAAGCCGACAATCAAAGTATTCGCAACTGGAAAAAGATTACAGGAAGAAGACAAGTAAGACTTAATACAAAGGATGAGGCCACAATTCGATGAGTTACAACCAGTACAAGGGAGTTATTCACAAACATTTAGTTAAAGACGACCCATGCTGGGAAAACTACGAGATGGTTGGAACTAAAGTTCAAGACGGTAAAGAAGTACCTAACTGCGTTCCTAAACAACAAAAAGATGATGAGCCTGTATCTAAAGAAATGCCAACAAAGTTTCATTTAGATAAAATAGTAAAACATTTTAACGCAGCAGTTTATCAAATAGAAGATTTAATGGTAATGTATAGTAAAGCAAATAGAAAAGACATTGCAAAAAAATTACGTAGAGATGCAGATAAAGTTAAAGAAGTTTACTATAATTTAAAAAACCTTCCAGAACAGAAATTTAGGATGAGATAATGAACTACAACGAAGCAGAACTATGTAAAGATTGCAAGATGCCCATTGAGAAATCTGGTTTTGGAACTGAAGAAAGAAGGCGACAAATTGTTAGAATTTTAGAAAACGCAGAACATGGTAGTGGTAACAACAAGTGCTGGGATGAAAGAGAATTTAACCGTTTATTGGATTTATCAGATGGCACCACTATTCATAGAGAATTACGTTTATTTCAACAAGGTGGTGAAAAGCGTGGCAAGCGATGGAGTTGCGTATCCAGAAGAGCGTACGACAAAGCGTTGAGAGAAGCCGAAGGAAGTTGGGAATGAAACTGTGTAAGGATTGCAGCATGCCTGTAAAAAAGACAAGCAGAGTAAGACATTCATTACTTGGCTTTATTAAATATTTAGATTTAGAACTTAGAAACGTACTTAAAGATATAAGAAGAATGGGACACAGCCCACCATCAAGAGCAGAAGAAAAGATAGTAAGTATTCTAAGACAAATGAGGACACTACGATGAACTACAACACAGCAGAACTATGTAAAGATTGCAAAATGCCTGTCGTAAAAAATGCTAGACAGGTAGCTATGACAATAAAACGTCAGATAGGAGTACCAACATTAATGGAACTTGGAGCGCATAAGTTTTTTTCAATAAATCCAATTTCTGGAATGCGTGGCGGTCTTGAGTTTAGATTTAAATACAAAAGCAATCGAACTGGCACAGCTTCAATTGTATTACGTTCTGATGACACATATTCAGTAATTATGATGAATGCTAAACGTCAAAGAGTTATTAATAAAAAAGGCATTTATGCAGACCAGTTATCAAGAATTCTTAGAGACGGATTTAAGCAAACACGTTTAGAGTAATGAAAACTAAGAAACTTAAAGCACCAAAAGGTTATCACTGGATGCAGTTAAAAGATGGTCCTGCACTTATGGAAGGTGAATATGAACCGCATGATGGAGCTATGGAGTTTGCAACATTTGAAGTTATAGAAAATCATAAAGATGAACGTGTAGTAAAAGCCGAGTATCAAGGTAAAAAAGTAGAGTTAAACAATCCTTTTAGATTATCAGGAGAAAAAAAGAAGTTTGGAGTTTACGTTAAGAATCCTAAAGGTAACGTTGTACAAGTTAAGTTTGGCGACCCTAACATGGATATAAAACGTGATGACCCTGACAAACGTAGAAACTTTAGAGCAAGACACAATTGCGACAACCCAGGCCCAAAACATAAAGCAAGATATTGGTCTTGTAAGATGTGGAGTTCTAAGAATGTGTCCGATGTATTAAAAACAGATTACAACAATGTTAGCATGTGTGATAGTTGTAAAAAACCTAAGCAATATAACTAGTATTCTACGTAAGGGCTATAGAGGCAAAACAGTTATAAAGGACATTATAAGTGATAGTCCATGAGTGATTTCTGTACTTGCGGTCAACAAAAGACCCTTGAGCTTGACTACGTAGTCAAGGAAGATGAAACCGAAGAAGTCCTCCCTCCAGCAGATGATACAGAAAAAGCTGAAGAAGAGGATGTCGAGGAAGAAGTTGCAGAAGAACCTGATGAAGAGAAGGAACTTTTGGAAGAAGAAAAAGGGTACGCCCGAAAAGATATGGCAGCATTGGCTTCACTATTAAAGCAAGTGTTAAAGAATCTTGAGAAGGAAGAACACGAAGACGAAGAAGACGAAGAAAAAGATATGCATATGGAAGAAGAAAAGAATATGCATTACGATGAAGAGAAAGAAATGGATGAAGAAGTTCCAATGGCAGAACCTATGCTAGATGAAGAAGAAGAAGTATCTATGTCTGTCAAAGAAGCATTGAAAACT